ATCCACCCTTACCATCTGCAGTAATTGCACGACGAAGGGTTCCTGTTGTTTGTGTATTGCCTTGGTAATCCCAGCCCAAGAAAGTTCCTGCTGGTGCAGGACCTGCCTTGGCAGCTACTGCTTCATCAGACTGTTCAGGTGTTACTGGAGTTACAGTTGATGCTTTCGCTTCTGCTTCTTTTAATTTATTTAATGTTGATGTTGTTGTCTTAGAAAGTTTAGGCACAACAGGATTTGATGCAGCAAGGATTCCTTCAAGCGAATTTGTATCTACTCTAGCCATCATTACCCCATAAATCCGAAGTCCTGAAGGACTCCTAATGCTAAATCGGAAACTTCTTGACGAGCTGTATCAGTGTACTGCCAACGTGGATCTCTACGAAGAGCACGCTCAAACTCGTAGATAGGCATTTCTTTATCAGGTCCAATAGCAGAACGCAGTGTTGGGTCATCCAACTTGATTGATATTGGATCAATCTCTAGGACTTTAGCCATAAGATTCTTGTATGGTGAGTAGACAGCGTTGAGGTCAACGCCTTCATCTAGCAACTTGCCAACCTTATCTGGCAGACCAATCTTTGCTGTTTGACGAATGAGGTTCTTGAAGATGTCAATGTCTTCGCCATTGTCTACGCGCTTTACCCAGTTGTTAATGTCATCACCAAAGACTGCAATATCTAAACCATTGGCTATTGCAGTCTTTGTAAGGTCTTGAATTGTAAGAGACTTCTTGCCTTCTAACTTCTGACCAAGCTCAGCCTTAAGTATAGGATTCTTCTTAAGTTCGCTGGTTAAGAATGTTGCAACATCTAGTCCAGTAGTCTGTGTAACTACCTTCTTGCCATTAACAACTCTTGTTTCATAACGAGCAGGGTTCTTCTTCTGAGCATCAAGCAACAATGGCTTAAAGATCTTCATTTCATCAGCAGTTGCTGCGCGGCCTAGTTCTGCCTCAAATACATCGTTGATTGCCTTGGTTGCATCAGTTGAAGAAAAGATAGTTGGATACTCAGTAATAGGTATTTCACCAATACCACCGGTGCCACCCATACCTGCAGCACCAGATGCTAAACGCTTATACCCTTCAAAGCGATCTGTAAAGCCAGCACCTAGGCTGGCATACATATCTAGTTTTTCTTCTGCCTTAGTTGCAGCAGGTATTAAAACTTCAGCTCTGAAAACACCATCAACTGGACCCTTGTATACACCAGCATCTTTGAGTGCTTGCTGTAACTTTTTAGTCTTTTCTACATTACCAATTGCATCCTTAAGAAAGTCAGTAAGTCCAATAGGACCCTTTTCTTCTGCAGGTACTTCTTCTACTATGCCAGCTTTTTCTTGAGTTTCTTTCTTTTCTTTTGCAAAAGACTTAGGCATTTTAGCAAGGATTGCGTTACCCTCATTAAGAGCAGCATTGTAGGCAGTACTTAACTTTTTGTATTCCTTGGTAACTCTGTCAAAATCTTTTTGCTCAAGTGCTGTTAACTTATCTCCACGAGCAATCTTTGTACCAAAGACTCGTAGTTGTCCTTCAAAGTCTTTAAGCGTATTACCTAGACTATCTGCATATTGGAACTTATTATTGGCTTGATTCTGGATACCACGAGCAGCAGCAGTGTCTGCTTTCTTCTGTGCTGCAGCCTTTTCAGCAGCTTCTTTTTTCTTCAACGACTCTGCACGAGCAGCCTTGGCTTGCTCTATGAAAGCATTGATGTCAAATTTTTCTGCCAATTTAGTCTCCTAGTAGATTTCCAAATAAGGAATCGTATGCCGATAGCGTGTTCTCATTGAACTGTGCAAGTTCACGCATCTTTACAATTGTTCTATCTTTTGCGTTTTGGATAAGAACCTGTGATCCACCGAAGCGATCATAACGTTCCTTTTCTGTCTTGTATTCAAGGTAGACATTCATCATCTCTTTGAGAGCATCAAATGTCTTAGGACTTTTAGCACGTACTGTTGAGTCTGCCAACATATACTCAAGGTCATTGAGCGCGTTAAGAGAATCAATCCTCTTCTGTCCACCTGATGCTAACTCTTCGGCTACCAACGGACGGCCTGCAAAGAACAATGTTTTCCAAGCAGTAAATTCCTTACGCAAGCGACTTCTTTCGTAGTCAGTTGCAGAACGCTTAAGACTATCTTCGTATTCATTCTTGCGGTCATAATAGGACTGTAGATCTGAGGCTGTTTGAATCTTACGCAAGTGCTCTTCTACTCTTTGGTTCTTACGTAGACCCATATCAGTCATAGTCTTGTAAGCATCCCAAGAGAATCCGCCCTTGTGTGGGATTAAGAATGCTGCAGCTTCTGGATACTGCTTAAAGATTTCTTTATTCTGGTCAACAAAGTTACCAGCTTCTTCAGCATAACTAAATGCAGCAACTGTTGAACGCTCTGATTCTGGAATAGTAAATGGAATCTGGTTAGGATAGAGTTCTACCCAACGCTTCATTGCAGCGTCGTAATCAGCACCATATTCGTCCTTGATGTCATTCCATAATTGCTTGAAGTTAGCACGACCATTATCGCGTACCCACTCAGCCATATCTGACTTGAGTTGTACTTGAGGAGATGCTGGTGCAAAGAAGCCAAACACAAAGCGCATACCTAGAATACCAAGAGTTGTATTCTTAACTGATAGGCGGTATTCCTCTAATTGCTCAGCAGTAGGTGGGATAAGGTTATTGTCTTCATCATAAGTCTTTGGAATACCGTGACCTGCAGCCTCAAGGTAGGTTACTGCCTTGCGATGTGCTGATGCGTACTGTGAGTCACGCTCATCACGGTTCATTGCACCAAGCAAACGGTTAACGTGTGCTGGCAAAAACGCTGATGTAATAGGTTGATCTACCGCATACTTACCTAATGTAAGTCGGGTAATAGTATCTGCAGCACCTGGACTAAAGATATTAACAATGTTCTCTAGTGTCTTAATAGATACGCCAGCGACTGGTCCTGCAAATGTAGGAACCAATGAGTCTGGGTTTAGCGATGGCGTTAACATTTTTAATTGTGCGCCGAACTGAATAGGCATTGGTGCTCTAAACTCAGAACCAATACCTAGACCATCTAGCATCTTTTGGAAAGCATTGTAGACAGGTGCAATACCAGGGTAGATAAAGTACTTCTCACCTTGGTCATCTTCTTGAATCCAACCTGAGTGTGATATACCTTCGTATGTCAGCGCAGCTACTGCGATTGATTCTGGATTGTAGCGAACAGCACGGCCAATACGACGATAGAAGTCTTCAGTGGCACGATAGAAACGTGCAAAGTTACGAATAGAAAAAGATACCTGTGAACGAATCAATGGGTTATCAATATAAGCCAGTGTCTGTCCAATAGCACGCTCTTCAACCACAGTTGCTAAGTCACGCTTTGCAAGTTCAATTGCTTGGTCAATTAGACCCTGTTCTGCTGGGTTAATGCCCTTTGTATAGGATGCAATCCAAGCATCTTCAAATCCAGTCCTACGCATTGCTTTGCGAATGTCTAGCATTTCAGCAATAACAATAGGTTGACGTGAGATACGTGCGTTAGCCATACCTAACCAGCGCCAACCGTTCTCCATAAGAGAGGATGTGTAGTTTCCGCTATCTGTTACAGGTACAAGTTGTGGTCCTAGTACAGATTCTGGTAGGTCCATATCGCTTTGTGTGTATAGGTCCTCTAGTGAGATACGACCTGATACGACATACTCGCCGTTCTCATCAACTGTGCGAACCTTGTCAAGAAGATCTCGGTTAAGTTCTTTTACACCGTCGGCATCTACACGACGTGTCTCAAATACCTTGCGAGTACGATCATAGACTATACGTGCGTGCTCATCAACGCTAATGTTCTTAGCCTTCAAGATTGAATCATCAACAATCTTAGGATTCTTACGCAGATAATCCCTAATAGCCGCAATGGCTACCTCTGGATTGTCTAGGTTTGCTACAGCAATAGCACCTAATTCGTCATTAGCTACGTAAGAGATACGCAATAACCAGGAAACCATAGATGCTTCGTCTTGATTGGTAACACCAATAGACTTAAATCCTATAACTCCCTGAGCACGTGAGTATTTCTGCTTAGGTCCTGTAATACGTAGTTCTGTTGATCTTACCTTGTGTAACTTAGTAAAGTTAACAGCGCTAGTTAAGAAATCACCACCAGTTGCAAAGTTAAATCCGCCTTCTGAGATAACAGATAATAGATTCTCTAGGTCTCCATAGACAATCTGTTCTGTAAGAAACTCTACCGCCTCTTCGTTCAAAGGCTTACGGCCTTGAGACTTTAAGAAGTTATTGATTCGGCCTTGTGTCAAAGCACTTGCCATAATCTCACGAGTCTTACGGACTACATCTACGTCCATTTCTCTGCGTAATGCAGAGATTCTATTACGAGCTTCTTTGATAACTTCTTCGTCTGTTGACTCTTCAATAGTTCTACGAAGTTCTTTAATCTCTGCCTTGTTAGCAACAAGAATATCGTCAAGTTTCTTAATCTCGTCTTGGTAACGTGCTGCTTCATCTTTATTAACTACACGCATTACAAAACCTAATGGGCTGTTTGCCCAAGATTCTAATTTTCCTGCACCAGTACGAGCCTCTTGCAAGGATGTAAGTACACGAGTTGTTAAACGACGGCTAGTTGCAAGACCCCAAGGAGTCTCACCGATAGCAAGGTTAACCATTAAATCTTCGATTGAGTTACGGATTGCATAACGTGGACCGGCAAGAGTTAAGAATGACCAACCGCCTACGATCTTCTCAAGGAACTCGTTGTTTGCTACTGGTCCTAGTATCTTCTGTCCTATTGTACTGCGAGCAGTCAAGCGGTCAATATCTACTAGGCTAGGAACTGTTACCTTGTTGTTAAAGTCTGTAGCAAATGCACCGACTTGATCAAGATCCTCGCCAGTGTTGTCGAACTTGGACTTCCCTTTACCTACAATTAAACGTCCGGTTCTTTGTGTAGGTTCTGTAGTGTTGATTCCACGGATATCTGCAATGTTATCCATAAGACCATAGAAAAATTCTTTACGCTGACCAACATCCTCAATACCACGGAATGTTTCTGCAGCCAACTTAGCTTCACGCTGTGGGAATACCAAACGAGCCAAGCGATAGATATAAGTAGGAGCGTTAACGTCAAGCATATCTAGCTCGTTGTCCTTGAACATAGGAGCGACAGCAAAACGTTGCTTGAAGCGGTCAATTCTTACGTTGATATCTGCAATTGAAAAGCGTGCAACGCCTATCTTCTTAGTCTTGTTAAGAGCATCTAGTGATTCTACAATTTCTTCACGGCCTTCTGTAATGGCCTTGTAGATACCAGCATCTGTTGCTTCTTCACCAAAGAATGATGCGTTAACTAACGCAGGTCCAACTTTGTCAATGTTAAAAACTTTGTTAACTGTAGTAAGAGCAGCAACACGAGCCTTACGTGCCTCTGTCATACGTGGCGCAATTACACGGCGACGACCACCGGCACCTTTAATCATCTCATCTAATTGCTTAGCGTTAGAGAAAAAAGCCTTGGCTGTTAAAACATCTTCAATAGGCTCATCTGCCTTGTTGAATGTTTGAATAACTGCAGGTCCGAACTCAGGAGCAAGTATCTTCATCTCTTCAATGAGACGTGCTTTCTCTACTGTGTTCTTTGCTTTATCTGCTTCACGGTATGCCTTGAGTTTTGAACCGTAATCATTCCAGAATGCTATGGTTTTACCTTGGTTAAAGTAGTTAGAAAATGCAACACCATCACGTGCTGCGCTACCTGCAATAACTTCTACAGAGTATTTAGTAACATCATAGAGTTTCTTGGCTTTACCAGCCACAATAAGTGGATCTGCGGTAACACGGAATATTGCATCTACCGCACCAGATACTGCTTTGTAGAAAAATCCTGAGCCTTCCCACTTTTCAGGGAAAAAAACATTAGCAAATTGACGACCAGGTGAGTACTTAGCTGCTTGAACAGCATCTAATGTATCTTGAAAGAGGTCTTGCTCTTCTTTAGTACCCTGAGTCTTGTCATATAGACGCAAATACTTGAGTTGCTCAGGTGTTGCCTCAGCAATAATCTTGCCTTGGTCTTCACCTGATGCAATACGCACTGCAACATCTACAGCGTTGGTATCAAATAGTTCACGTGCACGGTCAATACGTCCTGGACTAAAGACTTTATCGCCTTTATCGTTAGCAATATCCCAAGCCTTGTTAAGATCTACGCCTTGGTCACCTGCAATAGCAACAGTTCTGTACAAACGTGTAGAAAAATCAGACACATTTTGTAATCCTGCTAGGCCTTTGCCTAATGCACTTACGACTGCACCACCTGTGTAGTTCCAAGCAGTAGAAAGCCAACCTTGGTCTGGCTTTACTGCTGGATCTTCGTTGCCATACTGTTGCTTAAGAGACTCCTGCTGTGCCGGAGTTAACTTTGCATACTGTTGCTTGGCTAAACTAGGTGGAAGATTACTTAATTCTTTGTGAGTTTTAAGAGACTTGTTATATGCCTCTACTCTTTTTCTATCCTCCGCTGCTAACCTAGCTGCATACGATGCAGATGTTAAGTTATCAGCCATTAGTTACCTCGCGCTAAAGCGTTCTGGTAGAGAATTGCAATTTCTCCAGTATTGTCATACGGGATCATTTCAGCAAGAATGTCTGACATTTTGCGTTGAGCAAACTGAGATTGCATTACTAATGCTTCTTCTCCTGCCCCTGCTCCACGGTTAATACCAGTTGTTACTGGCTCATCTGGGCGTTGTGTTGGTGCAAATAATGAAGTTACTGGTGCTTGTGCTGCTTCGCGTACATCTCCTGCGCGAGCAGGACGGACATCACCAGTCTTGGCTAGCGGAGCACCAGACTGGATAGCCTGTGTCTCAACGCCTTCGCCGTATGCTGTTGAACCCATTTCTAATTTATCGGTACGTACTGCAAACTTGCCTGGACCTGATACGCCTGCTTTTGGGTTCATTGGTGCAGTTGTCATTTGTCCTCCTGTAATTTTTCTAAATCTGCTGTCATATCTTCCCAAGCCCTATTGGTTTGAGTAAGATGATTTGAATGATAAATTGCTAACTCCATTAGTTCACCTGTTAAGGTTTCAATTGATGAAGCTATGTTGTGTATAAATCCTACACCTACTACAACAAGATCGAGTAAGCGTACTGGACGAGGAATGTAGTTATCATCTTTCATCGCCCAGTACACCTCTCATTAAAAAGTTATTATCCCTTTTTTACTGCGTTGCCACGACGGCCTGCTGGCATCATTGATGGAACTACCTTGCCTGGTCCTGCTGGCTTAGATGTGTCCTTCTTGCCTTCAGTTGGCTTTGACATTGGCGCTGCTGCGCGAGATCCCTTGTTCATATTTACACCTCCTCTGCTTAAGCTGCGCCGGTGATACCAGCGAGTAATTGGGCTATATCGGGTCTTTGACCAGCAGCAGGGGCCATACCACCTTGTTCTTGTGGAGGTTGCGCTGAGGCTGGGGCGGGGGCCGCACCTGCTGCTGGAATCTGTTGCTCCATACCTGGTGCCATTGGTGGCATCTGTGGGGTTGGAGTTGGTTCTGGCATAAATGCTTTTTCGATTGTGCTCTCTAGCGATTGGCCCTTTTGCCGACCCTGGATAACAGACGCAATGCGGGTGATAATCTCTGTAGGGTCTTGACCTTGCGCTGCAAGGGCTGGAATGGCTTGAGCATACTGAGCAACAGCCACGCGCAAAGAATCGCGCATTTCTTCAATATCAACACGTTGTTCCTCCTGCGTAACATTCAAGTCCATTGGAATCTCACGACGTACATAGTCACGAGAAACTAACTTGTCTGAACGCATTTGTAGTAAAGCAATGATGGCACGGTTTGGATCCATACCAGACATAATTCCGTAGCGTACATCTACGCCGTACTCACCCTTGATGTCACGAGATGGTGTGTACTTAAGAACGTAAGGTGTTCCATCATCTGTTCCCTTGATGGTCTTTGGAATACCACCAAATACTTTCTCATCTGCTTCAAAGCAAACTGAGATAAGTTCTTGGAACATACGAGCAAACTGTGCTTGTGCTGCCTTGATCTGTGTATCAAAGCCTGCTTGTAGTGCTTGTACACCACGGCCTGTTACAACTGATGCGTCAATGTTACCTGAACGAGATTCAGGGTAACGAGCACCCATACGTAGTTCACGCTCTAGCACACCAGATTCTGCAAAGATACCTGGTGGTAAATCTAATGGAACGCGACGAATACCTTGTGGGTTAGCAGAACGCATAATTGAATCCGGACCAAGTGCCAACTCTTGCACATCTTGTGGGATAGCAATAGGTGCTTGGATAGATTTTTCTGCTGCTTGGATCTGCAATACTGCAAAGCGAGCACGAGCTAACTGTACAGATAGAACATCATCAAACTGTCCACGTGCTTCACCATCAAGGGAAGAACGCATAATGACAGAACCCATTGGCTTCTTTAAGATGTTAGGTGTGCGTGATAGAACTAAGTTCTTACGCTCTGGTAGATAGAGCAGGTCTTGGTCCTTGTCGTGGTACTTGACCATTGAGATATAAGGAGAAGAAAGAGCGTACTGGTTCTTACCTAGAATCAAATCATAATACTCTGGGTATTGTGAAGCCAATGTCTCTGCATCGGTAACGATGACCTGAGTTACAGATAACATACGACCATAACGATCTAACTCTGGATAGGTACCAAATGGATTGAGCATACGGATACGAGGGTTGTTGTCCTCAAAGTCCATCTCAACCATAGCAATACCAAGACCGTAGGTGTTATACCAGTCTGCTGCTGTGTACATCTGCAGTTGTAGGTCAGAGTTTGTTACATAAAAGTTTGCAATACGAGTTCTAGTATCTGCTGCCTTGCGTGCTGCATCTGAAACCATATTGGTTGCTGAGCAGTTAAAGGATGGCAGTGGTGCCATTGCTTCTGCTAAGTCACGTGCTGCAACGTCAATGAAGTTTGCAACCAGAGGCTTTGGATATTCCTCTGAAAAC